CGTTCCTTCGCTTGCTACCACTAACCGTTCCACCACGAACAACATCTCCACCCTCACGGTTTCCAGCGTTCCCGCTTGGCTCACCGCTGGTGCAGTTGTTAATGTTCTTACGGTTGGTAATGCGGCCTACAATGGTACTGTCACCGTGATTTCCACGACTGCCACTACCTTCTCGTATTACAATCCCTCGCTCACGACCGAGGCTTCCACGGCTGATACCGCTGGACGCATTGGTGCGCTGACGGGTGATGTGTACGTTGTCGGCCTCCTTCAGTAATTAAATAAAATGGGGCAGGGGTTCAATTCCCCTGCTCCATTCCAATTGGGCTTCTACAATTTCTAATAATGAGTATTTACGATAACTCTACGCAACGTTTGGGTGGATGGAACACAACAAATGAATCCGAACAACTTTGGAACATTTGGAATGCTACCGCTGGTTTCAATCTTCCCACTTATACGGAAGTCCAATTTTCTAACTATAATGGCGGTACGCCTCCACAGCCGGGTCTTATTACTTGCTTGAATCAAGGAGTTGTTGTGGCAACGATTGCTATTACGTTTGATGGTAGCAATAATATTACGGATATTCTACGAACTAGCTAATTATGTCTAGCCCATTGCTAGTTGACATTTTAGCTTACTGGAACCTTAACGATAATGGTTCTGGTGGGGTCAGTCTTGTTGATTCTACTGGTAATGGTAACGCATTAACCAATAGTGGAACCACTCTTGGTTCTGGAATTATAGCTGGAGGTGCATATTCTGATTACTGGCAAAATCTTTCTTTATCGCCAATTTCATTAACTGGAGACTTTTCTATTTCTGGATGGATTAAACAAGATGATGAAAATGGCAATGACCAGAAAGTTTTTTGGGGGGGGGTAGGATCGGGGGAATTTTTTGCATCAACGGCATCATCTCGATCCGAAATATGGTTGGGAATAAATGGAGGTGGGCCATCTTCATTGGGAGTGTTTGTTTGCCCCGCACCCATTCCACTTTCTACATGGAGTTTTGTCTCTATTGTAAGATCATTGGGCATTATTTCGGTTTATTTGAATGGTATTGCTTGTTCTGGATCTACATCAAATACAGATACGATTATATTTAGTGGCTTGGCATATTTCGGCAATGGTGACACATATAACTGGAATGGTGGATTAGATGAAACTGGCGTTTGGAATCGAGCATTGTCTCCAGCCGAAGTAAACGATCTTTACAATGGCGGTGCTGGATTAACTTATCCATTTACTAATGCACTTTATTACAATAACGCTCAAGAAGACGGAGATTGGGGGAACCTTCTAAACTGGTGGAAAGATTCTGGATTTACCATCCAAGCTACGGCCCTTCCCAATAATACTAATCCAGTAAATCTTTACAATGAAGTAACGCAAAATACGCAAGGTGCCAATCAATGTTTTTGTTCATCTGCTAACTTTTGGTCTGCTAATTTTGGTGTAGGATTAACACTTCAATCTACTGGTGTAGTCAATATGCAGGGTTCTTCTGTAATGGCAGGTAATACTACCGATGGAGTCTCCATGCACGATTCGTCGCAATTAACCGCAACTTCTGTTGTTGATGGCAATGTAGTAATGCGTGATAGCTCTAGGGCTTTTGGATCAATCCTTGGTAATGCCACTATTTACTATGATGGAGGAAATGGTCAATTCCCTATTGGGGGAACTGTTGGTGGATCGGTAACTTACCTTGACTGGCCCGCAATAAGCCCGCAATGGTTTAATGATCAAGCTACTGGTGGTGCTGATGATGGCGATTTTGCTAATATGGCAAATTGGTGGTCTAATGACACATATACCACACGCCCTATTAATACTGTAGGCTACCAGCAACTTCCAGATGCCTCAACAGATGTTTTTATCGCTCCAGATACAGGTATCTACGCAAACACAGGGGATGCCATTCTTGTTAATTCAATTACTGCTAATAACGGATATATTTCTAATATTACACTAACCGTTTCCAATGGTATTGTATTTAGTGGAAATGGAAATTACGGGACAACAAATGCTATTATTTATGCTGATGTTACTTTTAGTGGAACTGCATATAACGATGGTTCTTCAATCCACGGAAATGCAGATTATAAATCTTCCATATCTTTAGTTGAGTCATTTAATCATAACTCACTTGGAAATCTTACCCTTGGAGCATCACGCGGATCTAATTCAATGACAGTTACTATTGCTGGTGGAACTTCTTTGGGAACAAATTGGATTTCACGATTGCTTCATCTACCTTGGTTTATTAATGTCTAATTATGATTACTCTATCTTCACCTATTACTATCGCTCCTGCACCTGTTAATGGTAAGGCCATCAAGCCTATTACGCTTACAAATATCGACTACAGCGTAAACTACGATAATACCCAACAACAGGCAGTTGCTCGTATCAAGGGAGTGAATGTTAGTTTGGTTCTTTGGGATCAGACTACAACTCCTCCTTATTCCAGCGTTGGTCAATTTACTGATGCCGATACGGACAAGCGTGTATTCGAGCTTCTTGGAAAAGACATTGCCGCAGGGATTCTTGCTCTATTTCCCTTTGCAAACAAAGTTAAGAAGTCATGAGCAACCATGTGATTTCTAGTGCTGAAGTAGCCTCAACAAGTGCTATAGTATCATTGGTGACGCTTATTGTGTCTTTCTTCAACAATACCCATGTTTGGTTGCAGAATTGCACTTTGCTGGTATCCCTTATCGCTGGTCTTATAGCTATTTATGTTGGAGTTAGAAGGATCCTAAAATGAAGCGTATCGCCATCCTAGCCGCCCTATTGCTTGCAGGGTGTGCTTCCCATGAGAAGGTTTCCTATACAGCACCCTCGGTTGTCGGTGTGAAAACCAGCATTGAAAAGCTCAAACCACTCGTCACAACTCCCGCAGGAAATGCGGTGATTGGAGAGCTAAACGCCGCAGTTGATACTTACCAAGCCCAAGTTGACCAGCAATCCAAGGATCTAGCCAAGGCTCAAAACGATGCCGCATACTGGCATCAGAAGCAGGAGAAGGCTCTTAAAGAGCTATGGACATGGCGAATTATTACAATTTTTGGCATCTTGTGCGTAGTTTTGTATATTGGAATCAAGACATCATGGCGACTCGCTCTGTAATTGAAGAAAAACTTACGCAGAAACCACTCGACTCAAAGAAGGCTATCTATGCTCTCATTGCGTCTGTTTCTGTGCTGGTTGTGTTTGGCATTTCTGCTTTTCTTATTCTCTCACATTCAGAACAGGCAAAGGAAATCGTTGAGTTGGCAAACCTCGTTGTTCTCTTCTTTGGAGCTTTGGTAACAACGCTTATTACAGGAACCGCAGTTATGGATTGGAAGGCGGCATCCGTACTTCAACACCTAGATGTTGATCAAAAAGTTGATTCTAATGCCGATGCTCCAGAGGTTCAAGTAAACAGCTTTAGAACCCCAAAGGCCAAATATTACGATACCCATGACGGCCTATTTTCGTAATCGCGTAATACCTTTTCTGTGGAAATGGGAGGGTACGGCTTATGAGAATGACCCCAATGACAGGGGTGGTGAGACTAAATATGGAATAGATAAGGCTTCACACAAAAACGTTGATATTAAGAACCTTTCAGAGAAACAGGCTATAGATATTTATTGGAACGAATGGATTAAAGATGGTTGCGAACACCTTTCCCAACCTCTTGATTGGGTATTTTTTGATACAGCCGTAAACCTTGGTATTAGTCGAGCGAGCAAGTTCCTCAAAGAATCAAATGGCAATATCAACAAGTTCTTGGATTTACGAATAGCAAAATACCGATCCCTTGGAGAAGACAATCCTCGTTTAGCTAGATACGTTAAAGGTTGGATAAATAGAGCAGAAGATTTGCGTACTGAAACACAAAGAAAGTGCTGACAAATAGAGCAACATAGTTTATAATCTCGTCCAAATGCAATATCCACAAAATTCATGTTGTAGCCAAAACCCGTCAATGAATGGGTTCTGTTATACTGGTTGTGGGCAAACCATGCCAATTGTTCCGGGTTCTAACCCTGCATTGAACTATTGGAATGGGCAAAATTTCATTGTTGCTGATGGTTCTACAATTAATCCCATTTCTCTGCCAAACCTCCAACAAACTACCAGATCCAATATACAATTTGTTGTTGGTGTAACAGCCACGGGAACACTTGCCTTGGTTCCTGTATCATCTTTTGCTTAATATGCCCTGTCCTCCTCTAGTACCTATCAGCATTATTCCCCCTGTAAGCCAAGGGCCAAGCCCTATTCTTTGGCAAAATGGCAATCAGATTACTAGGCTTAATACGCCACTAAATCCTAGCTGGCTTGTTTATGATGGAACTACGACCAGTTGGAGGGATGGATCAGCACAGGCTCCTATTTATTTGCCGAATCTTCTGCAAGTGCCTTCTATACAATATGTAACAGGAATCAATTCATCTGGACAATTTGTAATTAGCTCCACCACTCCGAGTGCTGTTACTGCTGTTAACCTTGCCGGGGGAACGTCTGGCGTTGTTCCATTCCAATCTGGCGTTGGATTGACTTCTTTTACCGCTGTTGGAACATCTGGTCAGATACTTCAAAGTAATGGGACATCTGCTCCAACTTGGATTAATTCAACTTCAACCAATACCGCATCTGCTGTAGTTCAGAGAGATGCTTCTGGTAATTTCTCTGCTGGTACAATTACTGCATCTCTTACGGGAAATGTTAATGGAAACGTTACTGGAAACGTTACTGGAAATGCATCTACCGCTACAACGCTCCAAACCGCAAGGTCTATTTCTATTACTGGAGCCGCCGTTGCAAGTGGTGTTTCATTTGATGGATCAGCTAACATTGCACTTAATACTACGATTACAAATCTTCCAGATAGTAGCCTAGCAACGATCTCTACTGCTGGAAAAGTAGCCAATAGTGCAACTACTGCTACCAATGCTAATACAGCTAATAGCATAGTTTCCCGTGATGCATCGGGAAACTTTTCCGCTGGAACAGTTACCGCCTCGCTTTCTGGAAATGCTACAAGTTCATCAAACCTTTTGGGAGGAACTTCATATGCTCTTCCTTATCAATCTGGAGTAAATAACACTTCTTTCTTATCAGCGGGTACTAATGGTCAAGTGCTTGGCATCCTATCTGGTGCGCTTGCATGGGTTAGTTCTCCTGCCGCTTCGTCAGCTTCCAATCTTGTAGGAGGTAGTGCTGGCGTTGTTCCTTGGCAATCAGCACCATCAACTACTGCATTTACAGCCGCTGGAACTACTGGTCAGGTTCTTACTAGCAATGGTACTTCTGCACCAACATGGTCAACAAATATCAGCGGTCAAGCTGGATCTGTGGCTAATGGATCTGTAACCCCCGCCAAACTATCTACGGGTGGCCCAAGTTGGGATACGAGTGGCAATGTAGGCATCGGAACAAGTTCGCCTAGTGTAAAACTGCAAATTAACGGTGCCGCCGCCATTCAAGGTGCGGCTTCATATCCCACTACTGGAAATGGTTTTGAGTTCATTCCAAATTCTTCAACAAACCAAAATTCCATTCAATCGTATAACAGAGACACCTCATCTTGGATGAATCTAGCGGTGTGGGCCAATGACATAAAATTTTTAACTAGTGGAGTTGAGCGTTTAAAAATAGACTCCTCTGGCATAATAACCACCAACGGCAACCCGATTATTAACTGCAAGACCACGGCAAAGGCGTGGGTGAATTTTAATGGAACAACCGCAACCCCAAGCACGATTAGATCAAGCTACAACGTCTCGTCCATCACGAAGAACGGGACAGGCGACTACACGGTGAACTTTGCAACAGCTATGGCAGATGCGAATTATGCTGTCTGCATGAGTGTTGGAAGCGGGGGTTCCGCTTCTTATTTTAGCATGAATGTTGCACAGGCAGTTCCAACGGTTAATTCGTGCAGAATCTTTTCAGGAAGCGTCGGAACAATCGCTGCCCCCGTTGACGCCGCTTACGCCAACGTCCAAATTTTCGGAAACTAATATGCCATTCATCATCTATCCCCAGCCTAACGGACAAGTTGCAGTCATCATACCAACGGGTGATTACAGAGACGCTATCAAGGATGTTCCGGAGGGTGTTGAGTACGCAGTCGTGGATGATCTAGGTGATCTAGACAACGACTACTTCGATGCCTTTGAGTACCAACACATGGGTATTTCCTGTAATATTGACAAGGCCAAAGCAATCCATCTTGACAAATTTAGGGAAGCTAGAAAGCCATTGCTGGAATCTCTTGATGTCCAATACATGAGGGCATTGGAAGTCAATGACTCTGTTAAAGCCGCAGAAATAGCATCTCAAAAACAGGCTCTTCGTGATGTGACAAAAACCCCTCTTCCAGATACTTTACCAGAAATAAAGGCCACTTGGCCCGAAATCTTGACTTAACTTTATATTTATCCTATAACTTAAAAATCTATGTCATGCTGTAACAACTACAATGCTTTGGGAGGGTGTGGATGTGCAAATACCGTCCAATACGCACCTCCTGCCTGCAACCCCAATTTCCCCACAGCTTGTTACCCGCTTGGCGTTGGTAGCATTCAAAGAGTAGTTGGTGAGGATTCTGCATCTTGCAAGTACACAGTTGCTACCATTAATTCTAATAGTATCCTGTTCTACAATGCTTCTACAGCTTTGATCTCGTGGGGCGATGCCTCTTCTTCCAACCCTGTATTTCTTGGAAGTGGATCTGGTCAGGCAACCGCAAACCAAGGACAGCTTCAAGCAACTAGCCCCACTGGTCAGCTTTCCGCTTTCACCCCTAGCGTTTCTGCCAAAACTCAATTCCCTGTATATGCCCCTAGTGGCATACAAAGTACTTGGGGAACCATTGATTCAATTGTTCCTAATACTGGCATTGTTTGCAAATCTGCATCTATTCCTCCATCTGGAGTAACGGCAAATAGTGTTTATGAGCTTTCTGGAAATGCAACTCAAGTTGCATCTTGGGATGGTTATGGAAATCCCGTTGCCGTAGCCGCAACAACATTCCTTGGAACTGTTGTGCCATCTGGTGCGATTCTTCCCTTTGCTTATAATGTAACTACGGGTACTGTTCCCTCTGGTTGGTTGGTATGTGATGGCACAATCTATACAGTTGCTTCTTATCCAGACCTCGGCGCATTACTTGGAAATACTTACGGAGGAAGCACAGGGACATTTGCTGTTCCCGATATGCGTGGATATTTTGTTCGTGGATACGGAACTAATGCCGATGGTACGACTTCTGGAACATTCGGAACCAGCCAAGCAAGTGCTTTTGCTTCGCATACTCACGGAGTAACTGATCCCGGTCATACGCATACATCAAATGCTCAAAGAATTATATCTGGATCGGGACTTGGAGGTGGATCTCAATCTGCGGCTACAACGACAACGATCAATTCTGCTACAACTGGTATTACAATTCAAAGTACTGGTGGCACAGAAAATCGCCCCGCAAATATTGCGATGGTTTACTGCATCAAGACCTAGACCATAAGTAATGGCTAATGATACACGGGTTTACGATGGAACAGTTGCTACAGTCGCTATGGATGCCGAAACGCATCCAAGCGTTTTGCCAGCAACATATGTTTCTTCATGTGTAAATCGTTCGTTTAGGCAGGGCATAAACGCCACAAGACCACCATTTGCGGATCTCCAAATCAACCTTGCTTACGGATACGATCCTGCATATCTGACGCTTTTCCAAACAGGGAACTTTCAAGGGGCATATCAATACAAGGCAATAAGCCCCGGCTCTGTAGATGGCATAATTTGTTCGGTAGCTGGTACTATATTTTTCATTGGTATAGTAAATAATATTTGCACACTATATCCCCTAATTGGTGGCAATGATCCTACGCTTATGCACACATGGTTTGTGCAAGCCGAGAATTGGGTCTATGTGCAAAACGGATACCAAAACCCTATTGCATGGGGTGGAAATATTTCTGGAAAACCAACTAATCTGCAAGCCGAGGGAATGGTTTCGGCAAACATCCAACTTACTTGGACAAACAATGCGCCGGGATCTGTCCAAACCGAAATCCAAGTACAGTATGGAGGCAATCTTTTTAATACAATTGCAGTACTATCATCGGCTCAAGTTTCTTATACATATCTAGTGGCCGCATCAAATACGTCATATTCCTTCCAAGTAAGATCGGTTTATCCAGATGGATCTGCAACCCCTTGGTCAAACATTGCTACGACAACTGTTCTTACTTCTACAATTACTCCAGCACAGCCTGACAATGTGTACAGGCTAAATCCTGCGGCAAACCAAATGCCGATTGGAACGATCATGGCCTATGCCTATGGTCGTGTTGTCGTAAGTAACGCACAGAATAATATCTATGTTTCTGATATTATTTATGGTAATGGGTTCACAACCACTTCCAATACCCAAAACTTTACAGAGCAAACGTATTGGGCTGAAGGCGGGTCGTTCACTCCTCCAGCAAATCTAGGGTTGATTACAGGAATGAGGGTAATGCCATCGCTGAATATTAATGTACGTGGACAGGGTGAATTGGTTGTTTTCTGTGAGAATGGTTCATTTACCCTTGACCTGTCACAAGATCGTGCGACTTGGCAACTCAACAATATCCAGAAGGTTTCACTTATTGGTCGAGGTTGCCGTTCCCCTTGGAGCGTTACAGGGGTGAACAATGATGTGTATTTTCGTTCTGATGATGGATGGGCGTTCTACAACAATGCTCAAGTGGATTTCTACCAAGCCCTTTCTTTTAAGAAAATCTCTAGGGAGGTACAACCTTGGGTAAACTACGATACCCCTTGGTTGAGGCAGTTTGAGTCTGCCATGTTTTTTGACAATCGTTTAATTGCTACTGTTTCACCATTTACGGTGGCAAACGCTAATCCTTCTTATGGATTGCATCGTCCTAGCAGGGCAATGATTGTACTGGATGT